TCAGCTAGCTGGAAACTTTTTATACAGAGTTGAGAGCCCTACTCCATACGTTTTTGATACGCTTTGTCGTGATTCACCGGTTGCCATCCGCTCCCCCATTTCCCGCCATTGCTCATCCGTGAACTTAGGCCTGCGACCACCAACTCGCCCTTTTGCCCTGGCTACGGCCAGCCCTGCTAAGGTACGTTCGCTATTAAGATCAGATTCATATTGTGCTGCGGAAAGGATGTTACGAAAGTTATAGCGGCCGCTGGCTGTTTTGAGATCCACGCCATCGGTAATACTGCGGAAGTTGATACCCTTTTCCTGTAACTGCTGGAACATCAACAGCGCATGCAGAACGTTGCGGCCTATCCTGTCCAGCTTCCAGACCACCAGTTCATCCCCCGGCTGCATAGTGGCGATGAGCCGTTTTAGAACCGGCCGATTCGATTTCCTCCCGCTGGCATGCTCTTCAAAAATTTTCTCACAACCCGCTGACTTGAGCGCCGTTAGTTGCAATTCAGTGTCCTGGTGGTTTGTTGATACTCGGGCATAACCGTAAATCATGGGATTTCTCCTGTTATAAAAACAGGAGAAACGGCGAAGCATCACCAGATTTTTGATGGTTATAAAAAAGGTTGGTTTGGGAGAAGCGGCAAAACGGAATGTGGGAACAGGGGAAAATCAGATACCTGATATGTCAGCTTATTCATCAGGATCTGGCTGGCAAAAATTGCCTGATGGTTCAATTGAACAGTGGGGAAGAATTAATTTCCCGACTAACGCCGCGGCGGTATCTACAAATGTGACTTTCACCATTCCTTTTACGCAGGAGCCAGACGTAGTGATTGTATATGACGGCGGTTTTGGTGGTGGGAATATGTGGGGCGCAACTAACTGGACGAAAACAGGTTTCGTTGCTCATTGTAACTATGGCTTTGAAGGTGGAGCCTTCTACGCGAAAGGGCGTTAATTATGAAATATTTGTATGTTGATAATCTGGCGTACCCTTATGCCCTCCAGTCTGTTTACGCTGCAAAAGGCCAATGGCCAGAAGGAAAAGGCGTAGACATAGACGAAGCTATTTTCAGGGAATATTTCCATGACACGCCGCCCGAAGGTAAGCGCAGAATTACCGCAGGCGACGGAATGCCAGCTTGGGCAGATGTTCCTCCACCAACACGTGAAGAACAAATTGCATCAGCCGAAACTAAAAAGCAGCAATTGATTAACCAGGCCAACGAATACATCAACAGTAAACAATGGCCAGGTAAAGCATCAATTGGTCGTCTGAAAGGTGAGGAACTGGTGCAATATAATTTGTGGCTGGATTATCTGGACGCACTGGAACTGGTCGATACTTCCGGTGCGCCAGATATTGAATGGCCTACGCCTCCGGCAGTTCAGGCCAGATGACGTCCGGCGCTGTGCTGGTATCTGTTGCCGTCACCGCGTCAATGTAATCCAGCACAGCGTTAAGTCGGGTGTTTTCTGGCTGCGTCAGCTTCCGCCCGGCCTGTAATTTCAGTTGAATCAGACTGATGGAAGCCATTGCTGCATTAATCAGTGACTGGCGCTGTGCTTCTGCCGCGTCTAGTGCGGCGCTATGCTGTGCCTCGGTATCCGTCACCCATTTCTCACCATCCCATTTATCGTATGGCGTTAATGGGGCGATAGTGGTTGTATTTTCAGGGTAATCACCCGGAACTGTGATTTCTTTGGTATCTCCCGTTTCGGTACTATAGACAACTTCACCGCGATGGTCTGGCACATATTCCCATGAATTTAAATCTACAGAGCGACAGATTGCATAACCAGCTTTATGTGTACCTGGTGCATCCAGACAGGAACATGCCGGGATACCGACGCCGACAGCGAGATATTCAGTTGATGTAGAAATATATTCCCGCGTTTCGCCATCATAGTTATGTACGATGATTTCCCCATCATTTAAAGCGTAACCGTCTTTTCCCAAAATAGCCTGTTCCATTTATGCAGCCCTCACAATGTAGTTAAATGCAATGTTTCGCGGGCTACCATCACCGGCGCCGGAACTGACATGATTGGTTCTATCCATTCGTTTACTGTCATTTGTTGTTCCACTCCCATCCTTCCACGAATACAATAACCCGCCATCGCCAATGCTCAACTGCACCGCAAATACGGATGAACCGGATGAATAAACATCTCCAGCCATGAGTGGGTTCCCTGTCCATCCATGCATTTCATGGTTATGTTCAAGGATAGATGCTGCCTGACTTGAAAGCAGCAGTCTCGCGGAATCAACACCTCGCCCATCATCCCACCCGCGAATAAACTCACCGCGCAAATCCGGTAATTTTAACTTTGGGTAAGCCTTTGCCAGTTTTGGGTACTCTTCGGCAGAAAAAGGTGCACCGTTGCATTTCAGCCAGCCTGTTGGTGGTGTGGCTGAAGGCCACGGAACAGGCACACCAACGGGTAACGCTGAGCCTTCTCCCAAACCAAGGTTTGTGAGAGCCGTAGAAATCGCCGCTGCACCATCTGATTTGATATCGGCAAATGGGTTTGCACGGCTCAGTGTGAGTTTTTGAATGGCTTTTAAAACCTGAGTCATATCGTTAATGTCGAGCGCCAATCCTGCTGACTCTACGATATGCGCTAACTCTTCCTGCATGGCATTAAACGCTGCTGCCCGCAGCCTCGTTGCGGCAATACCACCAGCAACACTTCCATCAGTATATTTGCCATCCTGCGTTGCAGTGGCTTCGACTTGCCCGATTCGGAGCATAGTTAATCCTCACTTAGTGTTAAGCGATAAAATCAGAGGGGGAAATATCAGTTATGAATAATTGAAAATGATGTTCAGATGGGATGGGGCAATTTTGTTGATTGAACACTCCAGTTGTTTATTGCCCCACGATGCGAGCGGATCTCCGCAGTAGGACGCGCCAGCAAGCGAATACTTGATCGTTGTTTGTGGCGCATTTATCCGCCAGGTAAATGGCCACTCGTCACCGTTAAGCGCATCACCGCATACTGACATGCCACTCATAGCGGGCCGGAACTGTGTGATAGTGATGGTATAACCAAGAGCTGCAGCCACCCGGATGTAATAATCGCGGTTCAGGCCGCCGGTGCTGATTAACTTTGCCACCACGGCGCGCTGGCGATCGCTGACGCCACCGGATTCACCAATCGCACAATCATCTGGTAACCCCAGAGAGCTTTCCCATTCTGACAACATTACCGTCGCTGTAGGGGGAAAAGCACCAGTAATCAGGCTTTGCGCATCGTTGTCAGAACGCTGAAACGCGCTGCCCAGTGCCCGTAATACCGCAGCCTGTACCGTTTTTTGCGATCTGGGCCACGCCCTGCCCGTCGGCAGCAACGCGCCAAGCGCACCGGCATAATCATTTTTTGAAAAGAGGCTCATACAAAATTCACCCCGCCAAGCACCGGAATTTCGCCAACAGCAAAGGTGATATTGGCCATCGGAGAGTTAAGGATATAGCCCGTCGTGCCACTAACACCGCCGATACTCCCGTTAATATCAGAGAGGTAAACTTTCCCGGAACCATCAGGGTTAGCCTCATCAAAAAACAGCGCCGTCAGCGCGTCTTTTATACCCTGAACTGTGGTGCTGTCGGCATTTTTGATACCAGAGATTTCAATATTGATGACTTTCTTGATCGGGGAACATACGAAAACAATGGCAGTGTCTGTCTGCTGCGGATAGATGTGGTCGGCGACAGCGAGCTGGTCTCCGGTGGCTTTAACAGCCCCCCAGTCCTCAAGTTGGGATATTCCATCGGTACCGACCGGAAACCCACCATTGACATTCCGATCACACATGATATACACGCCAACGGTCCCGGCCCCGTTCAGACGCCGCTTTACCCACGCGCGGGTGACGCCCGAAACCTCAAGCGCCCATTTTTTATAATCGGCGTCGCTTCCACCCTGAGGCGGATTCTGCCATGCCAGCAAGCCACGACTGCGAAAGTCCTCTTCCGTTTCAATATCGGCTCCGCCGGTCGCAGCGGACAGTAACGTTACCTGTGGATCCACGCCAGCAATATTCGCGTCCAGGGTCATTATGGTCCCGGCATCAGCGTTACCGCGCGCGCCTCCACCCGTTACATCACTGGTAATATCCGGCAGGATGGCCGTCACCGCGACGATACCAAATCCATCTGCCTGAATTTTAAGATCTGCATCCGTCCGGTACTGGTATCCGTCCCCGCGGTTAATGATCGAGCCAACAGGGATAATACTGTCAACACTGCCACTAGCCTGTACCGCAGGCGACTTCGCCGCTGCAGCTGGTTTTCTGAATACCTGCTTAAGGGCCATCCACCCGGCGAGATACTCATCGGTAGAGGTAAACGGGTTTGTCTGCAGGGCAATATAGTCAAGGTAGGCGTAATGCAGATGCCCCATCCCCGCATCCATGTCAGCCAGTACCTTCAGGTTCGCGAAGCGCAGGAGCGCACCAACATCCTCAAGCTCCGCCTGCATAAATTTCCGGTTTCCGTCGCGGAGTTCGCTCAGCGTCGGTCGTTTAAACGGCATATTAACGTTGCTCCCATATCCAGTAAAACCTGAATTCCTGCCAGTCCTTCCCCGGTGCCTGATAGCGGATAATGAGATTGAGCCGGTCAGGCAGGACGATCCTGGCAACAGGAATAACCTCGCTGACAACGCCATCAACCTTTAACCAGTTGAGCGCTTCACTCGAGTATTCCTCCGCTTTTTTTGCTACATCCGGGGTCAGTTTTTTCCGCCGTAGCAGCCACAACCGGGATCCCAGTTGGGATTCCTCCCCAGAATCCCCCCACCAGCCGCGGCGATCGCTATCCTCATAATCATCGTCAGCGCGCGCCAGCCTGTCAGTAAACAGGCTGTCCAGTATTGCAGTCTGTAAATCGTTCCCCGTGGTGAGTTCGCCCAGCCCTTTCTGCCAGTCAGCAAACATCTCATCCACATTCCAGAATGAAGCGATGTCACTCATGTCACCTGATCCTCTGTTTTTTGGCTGCGGATATTGTCATTGCCACTCTGGGCATTTTTAACCACATGATCATGGTCATTATGTGCATCCCGCAGCTCTTTCAGTGTTCGGGTATTGGTTTCACAGTTATCAACAATGTCACCCGTGCACCTCAGGATCGGGGTATTTGCAAGAATCCCCTGGCTGGCATTGATGGTCACGTTAGTGGCGTTATTGACCTCAACATTCTGGCCCTTTGCATCCAGGAAGATCCCCTTCTCCGTCAGGAGAATATTAAGACCCCACTGGTTATACATGACCGTTTCGCCCGCTTTCAGGCCTGTATGACGGAACCCCTGATGGTTGGACGCAATTACCACCGCGCTGGAACGATCACCGCCAATAAAAGCCAGAACCACGTCAGTCCCTGACGGCAGGCCGGATGAAAAACCAAATTCAGCCATCCGCGGTGCGCTGGCCACCTCCAGCGGAGTCTGGTACTGGATTGACTGCACCACCCCACCATCTTTCATAGCCGTGATCCGGCCAATCCCCAGCATGCCGGCGATCCTGGTCGCTGCATGTTTAAATAGTTGCTTCATGTATTGAATCCCGCCAGGTTCTGGTAGAAGGCATATGGCTGAACGGCGAATGCTTCAGGCGGCATCAGCGTCATGCGTGCATGGGTGCCGTAGTCATCGCGCATATAGGTGACTTCTGCCAGTAGCAATTCAGTCTCCGGCAACCGTAAGGTGGGAAGATCAACGGGGATCAATGTGTTTGGTTCCCACAGTTTCCCGTCTTTATCCCGCCAGGAATCGATGGTTACCGAGAGCTGTTTTGAACGTCCGTACCGCCGGTTCATTTCCCAGTCGATCGCACTTTGTGCCTGTTGAGTAGCCATCAGGGTACTTTCCACAATCGATATATGTTTTCGGTACCGCATACGGGCGGCCTCCGGATCTCTCGCCGTTGCCAGAGTCACAGCGTCATAGGCCGTATCAGGCGAATACCCTGCAATTGGAGAAACGCTCATTGATACACCGACATAATCTGAAAACCTGTCAGCCATCGATTTGCGGTAGTATGCCTGCTCGACATTTACCCCTTCGGCTATCCCACTCGCCGCACGACGTGTTCCCACCCGGGTCAGTAACAGGTTTCCATCGGGCTGATCGTAGTAAAGCAGAGCAGACCATCTGGCCACCCGATCGATGACTTCTTGCGGAGACTCACCCCAGTTCAGAGTGAACTGGGGTACCTTCACAAGTTCATCAACATCCGTGGTTACGGTGATGCCGTAGTAGGATGCCAGGCGAGAAGCAATTTCAAGTGCATTACTGGCATTAATGACGTTGTTAGGCCACTCAGCTGAGCAATCCACCAGGTCCTGACATTTGCTCCTGCCCGTGGCGCGGACCTCATGGCGGGAGCGCGATAGTGCGGGTTCCCAGTCATCAACATATCCCGTCAGTGTCAGATCATCTCCGATACGAACTTCACAAGACATTCCCTCTTCAACGAGTTGACGATCTTCGTTGCCAGGGAAGTAATCCATTAGCCCAAGATCGAAATCAGAGGGAAAACGCTCAATACCCCGCGTTACCCGGACAGAATCCCACCCCTCGATGATTTTGCCGTCGACCGTCAAAGAAACAACATCCAGATCGCTGTCTGCATTCATTGCCTCAGTACCTTCATGGTTGTCGGCATAAACGCCGGATGCGGTACGCGCGCTTCCTGTACCAGTTCATCTGCACGGGTGGCATCCTGGTATAATCGGTTTGCCAGCGTCAGCGCCGGAAGCGGCTGAGCGGTAGTAACCTGCAGAAGCTCGCTCAGACCAGAAGCACGCTCACTCATCGTAGAAAGGAATGCCGATCTGACGGCGAGAAGCGCGTTATACATATCATCGTCCGCGCGGTCTCCAGCCAGAACCAGCGCCGTATCAAGTTGCACAGAAACTCGTTGAGTTAACTCTTCTGCCTCGTCTGTACTGGCTGGTCTGGAGTCCGCAGCGGCACTGGTCATGGCACCAGTACATAGCACAACAATCAGCGTGTTCATGGTCGCCGAAATCGCTTTGCTGCTGTCGGACTGCTGGTACTCCGTGCTGATTGAATTAGCCAGTTTTTCCAGCGCTGTGATTCGGTCATTAACGCTGCCGGCGCTGTTAAGAATTGCGTTTACCACGTCGGCGACGCCCTGGACAAACTCATCAGGTGTGTTGGAGCTGCTAAGCTGGCTCGACCTGTCGGTAACATTTTTCCGGTCCATTACCGACTGGGCTGTTACCTTGTCAGCCAGTGCTCTCTCATCATCCACATCAGCAACTGACGATTTGCCAGCAACAGCAGAGGAACTACCGCCCACAGAGCCTTTACTGTAACGTCCGTACCGGGTATTCCCGAACGTGGAGTTCAGGACATTGCTGAGATTCGTGACCTGACTGATGGTGCTGTCAACCATGTTAGTCCAGAACGTGACCGTGCCTCTGATGGTGTTTATAGCCTGTGTGACACCGCGGATTTCACTCTTAACCCTGGCAATCGTGCTCAGCACAGCAGTGCTGACCAGTTTCAGATAGTTGGTTTTCACCGTGGCGCCTGCAACGGTACTGCCCGTGACAGCAAACACTTTAAGCCCTGATTCAATTGCCATCAGGGTAAATTCAAATACTCGCCCGTTCTCCATCGAACCGGAAATACGCAAACCATTCTCAGGGATGGAAACCGTTAATTCGCCCAGTGTCGGATGGACAAGCGTACCGCTACCTTTTTGTTCACAGGCTTCAATCAGTGACTGGCGCTGCGTGATAGCATCGCCGCCGCCGTAAACCTGGCTGTTCTGGATCAAGAAACCGCGAATAACAAATCGCCGTGTTGCCCGCCCGATATCCTCTATCCAGGCTGTATCACGGTAGGGATATTCATGTACCGCCTGGCGTCGGCCGTGGCTCCCTTCCTCAGCAACAATTGCAAATGGCACACCTCTGAATGAGCTGGGCCGTAACTGCCCCTGCCAGTCATCGCTGGTATCTCCCCCCAAAAGAGAAGTTATTGCGTCCTGGATAATTGACGGCATCACGCCTCCGGAAATAAAAAAACCGCCATGTCGGCGGTTTACATATGCACTGAAATGACTTATCTATTTATCGCTGGATCCATTACGGTCAAGAGATTCGGCGATCCTGTAAAGATGCTCAGTCGCCTTGAATGAGTTCATTAGGAACTCATAAAGCACACGTAAAAGCAATGCACTTACCACCGATATCGTAATCGCCGTGAAATTCATTGAGACAACAGAAAAAACGAGGTAAATGCCAATTACCAGGTAAACAAGCGCAAAAACCTTTGGAGTCTAAATGGCTTTTGCTCCAAAAACTTTTTCATTCATAACTTCTTCCTTAACGAAATGACGACAGTGATCAGTAATTCATGGCCGTTGTTATTCTGCCATTATTTTCCGCATTATAGGTTTTACGCTCCCCCTTATCATTGACCATCGTGATTTCAAGCTTGAGAGACTGATCGGACATGGCCTCCTTAAACGACCGCGCCAGATTTTCACTAAGGGCAACTTCATCACTTTTCCCTTGTTGTGTTCTGAGTATCGTGGGTTCTTGATCCACGCCGCGTGATCCAGAGATAATGTCATACCGCTGCTGGGCCAGCACATCTGGATTTCTCTTCCCTGACCACCGATCATCAGTAATGGCGGTCTGGATGGCGTTTAGCAGTTGTTCCTCAGTATAAGGTTGTGCGCCATTCTCATGTTTAATCATAGCTGCCATTATCGTTTTTAATGTTTCCGGATCGTGCAGATTTACTTGCTCTTTGGCTCCATATCCAGTGGCTTTTGAGACGGAGTCAATATATGCACGAGTATTATTCTCTGATTGCGGAGCATAGGTATGAATAATCCCATCCAGAGTATTATTCCCCCTGTCACCATACAACATCAGCTGTCTCGCCATTGCAGTTCTTCCGTCGGCATCATTCGCAAAGGTAGAAAATCCGCCATTTTTACCCGTTGCGTTTGCTGCAACCCTCAAATTACCGGGATTATTATTTCTGAAGCCAATTGCGTTATTCCTTGTTTCCCCGTAAGGAACATTGCCGCGTGCAACGTTGGATTGTGGCTGGCTGATAGCGGATAAGTCATTCTGCAATTGAATCGCAGAATCGGTCGCGCGGTAATTCGCATCGTACCGCTTTCTTACAGCATCAGTCATGAAACCCGCGTCAACCTGCCCACGTTCACTGCGGGGTAAGCTGTTATAAAGTTCCTTATCGTTCTGAATGCGCCGTAGTTTCTCAGCATCATTGCTGTTGATAAAACCGAGAGCATGAGACAGCCCAGTAAAATCACCATTAGTGAACAGATCGGTAACACCTTCAAGGCCGTCTTTGACTGAACCATCCGAAAGAATGGTCTTAAGTGCCTTGTTTTTTGAACGTTGCCACAGACCATCCCAGGATGCGCTGAGCTCATTCATAGTGCCGTTCACTTCACTCAATTGCTGATTTAGTGCCGGATCCACAGTCAGACCAAATTCATCCGATTTCGCCAGCAGCTTTTTCATGCGCTCACCGTCACGCATTAGCGCCAGCAATTCGGGCGTCAGCCCAAGTGCATCAGCGGCGGACTTCTGCTGTTCAGGTCGCAAGGTTGGAAAAATTTTTGCGATAGACTCCAGTGTTTTAAGGGTATTTACTGAACCATCGCTGTTTTTTTGGATTTGAGCACCAATTTGCGCCATCGCTGCCATAACCCCCTCGTTTTTACCACTGGCAGCCTCATTGAATGCTTTGAAAATACCTTCTATTGATGCATTAGCGCTCTCGCTGTCTGCCCCAAGAATACGCATTGCCCCGGAAAGTCGGGTAAAATCGTCAACGCGCATTCCCGCATTTTTTGCCGAGACATCAAGATTATAGGCCTGACGGGATGCCTCCCGAAATCCATAAGCGACCTGTTTCAGTCCGTAGCCGGCAGCACCGGCTAACCCCAGCGCCCCCATCTTCCCCGTGAGCTCCCCCACCATTTTCAGTGGGGGAACCATGTCGCCAATAAACTGCACGTTATCCCGCGCGCTCTTCGACATATTCTCGAGGCGAGAAATAAAACCGCTCAGTCCGTCGGCTGTTTCCTGACCGCCTAACTTGAGCCCTTCTTTAGTTTTATCTAGCTTCGGCTCCAGGTCACGGACAGCCTCATTAATGCGGTCTATAGCCTCGCTAACCTGGTCGCTGGCCACCAGCTCAAAATCAAAAGAATTACTCATCGTCTTCAGGTTTCCTAAGCTTGTTTATCCGGGATGCCTGCGCCACCCACCATTTCAGCCGGGCGCGGGTCATTCCCCACGCCCTGTCCTCAGACCAGCGGAAATAGAAGGTGACGTCAGCGGCCATTTCCTGCCAGGTTGTCAGGGCTTCCAGGTCAAAAAACTGAGCAGATACTCCTCACACTTACGGAAGTCGAGAAAATCCATCGGCTGCAGTACGCTTTCACGCGTACCGGAAACCAGCGCAATAAGCAGGCGCATCGCCGCGAGCGACGTTGACGCAGCCTGTTTCTCGTAAAACTGCTCAGCCTGGCTTAGCGTGGGTGCTTTCAGCTCCAGCTGCGTATAAGTGGTCTTCTCCGCAGCATCATCCAGCGCTACGGTTAATGGAATGGTTTTAACGCGTTCAATCTCAGCCATCTTAGTTCTCCGTTACGTCGCGGCCTTCCCAGCGAACATCAAATACTGCATCTTCGCTTTCCACTTCCTGGACGTTGACCGTCCAGAGTGAACGGCCAATGATAGTTTTCCCGTTAGCCAGCTCGGCGATCACGTTGACGTTCGTCTGCTGGTTAAAGCCCTGCACATTCGTTCCGCCACTGTCACGCAGTCGGGCAGAAATGTATGGCGCCACAGGTTTTTCCTTATATCCGTGCACACCATCCATCCCTGTCAGGGTGGTACGGTTTACGGTGGCAGCCTGGTATTTAAACGAGCCCTCCACCATTACCGTCACACCGTTAACAGTGACATAGGCGGTTCCCGCCAGGCGGTTAGTAGTATCACCTGCCATCGTTTAAGCTCCTGTTGATTCAGCCCGAGTGCGGAACTGATTGAGCAGCGCGAAAATGCGCAACTGGTTCATGAGGGTTCCCGGCCACAGCACATCGACGCGGTTCGGATTTTTGGCGTTCTGCTCGACGATGATATTTTTTGCGAATGCCTCCGCATCCTGCGCATAACCGTTCCATACCAGAGTCTGGTACTCGGCAATCTGATCGGCCTTGATAATGTTTGGCGTGACGATCGCCGCGCCAGGTGCAAATCGGGTTCCATCCGCAGCAAGCTTCATACGGCCAAACTTGCTGGTCACCGCTGTGCGCAGGTAGCGGGTCACAAACATCAGGCTGAACAGCGTCTCCACTTCCAGATAACTGTCATCTGCATCGCCATAGCTGTTTTTCTGGTAGGTGGTGATCAGGTTTTCAATGCGCACCGTGCCATCGTCATCGACCGTAAATGTCGAAATGCCGCTGTACAGCAGATTGTTACGCTCGGTCAGCTCAAAGCGATCCTGCAGTTCTGGCGCAAGCACCCCCTGAACAGCGAGCGACTGTAGCGGGCGGCCGGGGTCATTACGCAGACTCACCGCAGCTGCGCCGGTGTAAGCTGCAGACCATGCCCAGGAAGGGGACGGCGATTTATTTACGCCCAGCAGGGTCTCATGCTGGTTATTGCGCAGCTCACCTTTGGTACCGAGCTGGGCGTAAGTCCCGGTGGTGGTACCAAAGGAATGGCCATAAAGCTGCTTGTCCCATGCCCAGCGACCGCCAGTGTCTGACAGGAACTCCTTCATCACATTCAACGAGGTTGTATCGTCGTAAGGGTTGATGATGAAATCGAATGTCCGATCCTGCAGGTTTGCCAGCTCGCCGGTAATATCCGGAGCCCCGACTCCGTTAGACATAGCAGTAATCGTCAGTTCCAGGCCTGCAGGTGTGGACTCGCCTCCAGGTAAGCCGAGGAAGTTCAGGCGAATGTCGATCCCATTACCCGTAGCACCAAGATTCTTCGCGGTCAGGGTTACGGTATCCGTAGTCGCACTGGCGGTTACAGGTAGCGTGGTTTTTGCGTTAATCGCCGCGGCCAGAGAGGTGGCGATCGCTGCCACCGTATCTGTTGCTACAACGGTCAACTGAATGCGCTCACCAGCAATATAAAGGGAGATCACTCCGGTTGCCGTCGGTGCGCTGCTCACTCTAATGGTGCCGGTTGCAGCCACCATGGAATCGGAGTCTTCCTCCAGCGGCAGGATCCAGACTTCGGCTGCGGTATCATTTTTCTGATACGCCGCCATCATGGCCTGCAGAATTCCCCCTTTTCCTGTCAGCTCACCGACGGTATCCGAAGAGGAAACTCGCTGCGGAATACCAGGGAGGGTTGAGCCGGTACTGAGCATCCCACCGATAAGCAGGGTGCGCTGCGTGGCAGTGGCGTTATTCGCCATTGAGTTATCAAACTCAACGAAGAAAAGCCCTACCCGCAGGTTATCGGGAACACGAGCGAAAGGTACGGTCATTCATTTTCTCCCGCTTTTTTAGGTAATGATTGTTTCTCTGGCGCGCCCTCATCCTTTTTAGAGAGGATCACGTCCCCATCGCTCAGACGGCGACGCCAGAAAATATTGTCAGGTACTTCAGCACCCTCTTTAGGCAATGGGATGCCCTTGACGGGGCAGCGAACGCTGAGCCCGTTGTTCGGCTTAACAAACATGGATTACTCCTGAAGATTGAGGCTGATACCCGGTTTAACTGTGCCGTCTGGCATGTCGACCGCAATATCCATGCCTTCAAGGGGAACCGACTGGACAGGATAAAAATCTTCCGGCCCCTGGTAATGCTCTATGTCGATCTCGAAAAGAAGCTGCCCCATATGGGCCTCTCCTTCTGAATCAACATTGATGGTTGAACGAACTTCCGCGTATTTCTGAATATTCCGAGTCAGTTCGTAGCTGTTGATCACCGCGCGCTCCACCTGCTCGCGAAGGCTTTCAAGCGCCAGCTCTGCCCGCATGGCTCCATCATCCACTGTATCGCCGTCATACTCCTGAACGCGCCCAGTGATCCTGACAGTGGTGAGGGTGGTAAAAGCAGGGGTATTACGCCCCTGTGATTTTTTCTGTTCAAAAGGCGTCTGAACCAACAACACAGGATACATATCTGGTGAAGTTGACCAGTCGCGTGGAGAGAATACGCGGTCGCCCGCGCTGGTTGTCCCGGTTAGTGCAGTGACAACCATTTGCCGTATCGCTGCTGAATTCATCGCAGTTTTACCACATTGAGGACAAGACGAGATCCGCCATGACTGTCGGGTTCGACGTTTGACACAACAAATAACTGATTGATGATGTGACCACCGACCGTCTTTATAAATACCCGGTCAGATACAGCAGGTTGCGATTTACCCAGCTTGCGAAATTCAGCATCGCGCACACCCAACATCGGGCTGGAGGTGTTAATTTCTGAATCGCCATCAAGGTTTTCAGCAACCTGCGCATAACCACGGTCAAAAATCCCGTTAATTGTAAAAGGAGTACCGTTACGTGGACGGTACTCGTGCTCATCGCCAAAGACATCATGCAGCGGACTCAGAAGATGAGAATCCCAGTCCACGCCCATGTCATTACCCTGTCGTAACTGAAACTGATGGCTGAGAAGCAAGAACTCGCTTACGAAGCACATCAACATCAGCAATAACGCCGGACTGCAGAAGACGCTCAGCATCTTTGCCGGTTACAGGGATGCGCATATTTTCGCGGTACATCTCCCCGTCATGACGAATGCAATTCCCTTTCAACACCACATACTCCTGCGATTCAGTGTCTCCGGATTTTTCGTCACCACCATCGTCATCAACAGACAATTCGGCATCATCTGTTTTGCTCAAAGGCTGTTTTTCCTGGGTGTTATCGCCAGCATTCAGGTCGTCAACGCTCAGGCCGTCTTTGGCAGATCCTTCTGCATTCAGATCATCAGCCAGCCCGGTATTAGGTTGTTTTGCCATATCAGACCACCGTTGCGCAGAGGGATGCATTTACCCGGCTCGGAATAACCAGCGGGGAGGATTGCATCAGGATAAGACGCTGGGCTGGATCTTCTTTCACCCAGGATTTTGGCGCATAAGCCAGCGGACCGTAGTTGAAAGCCGGGTCCAGGATAACGCCAAATGCGCGGGTACCCATCAGATCGGCACCACTCATAATGACAGCGCCATCGGGGATCATAGGCTTCTCGACGTTGTCCAGCGGGTCAATAAACCAGTCGTTATATAACCAGAGGTCAAAGTTACCCCAGCGCCCTTTATAAATTGCGCCCTTCATTACCTGTGGGCCGGCGTTAATCTGGTTACCAAACGGGCTCAGCGCCGGGAATGTAATGGCGTTATCCTTGATGGTGGTATCCAGTCGGAATGCACGCCATGACTTATTCGTAAAGACCAGATCCGTGGCGACAGAGCCGGACTCTTTCAGGAAAGTAGTCTGCCAGATTTCAATGTCATCTGATGGCTGGGTATTGGTAGCGCCAGCTGCAACGGTCAGTGGCCATTTATCCGAGCCGCTAAGAGTGATGGTCAGATCCGAAGCACGCCCGAAATCCACCACCTGAGTTTCATAGCCCTCCCCGGCGACGGTTACGGTCCCAGACACCAGCGCACTCGCCGCCATCCATTCCAGACGACGGTTGATCATGTCAATCTGGTCAGTCATTTCAAACTGAAGGTTCAGCATTTCGCGCTCGGCAGCGGTATATTCCCCGCCAATACGCTCACCAATCTGGCGGCGGATAGGTTTGCGCAGGTCCGGCGCGCGCTTATCTTTGATGTATGCCGGTTTGAAGGTATTGGTCTGGTATTTACGGGATTCGACCAGCTTACCTTCCACCAGCGGGGAGACGAACGGCGCCATACGACGCAGGCCGACATCAACATCAATCGCCACTTCTTCAGTCTCGTAAGTCACGACATTCGGGAAGAAGCGATCGAGCAGCCAGTTCTGACTGGTTTTCAGGTTAGGAACAACCTGCACCAGCACGCTGGTATCAAAAATATTTTCCATATTCAGTCTCTTGATAGTGCCAGCCGCAGCTGGCAAAAAATTTAAACGAGCCAGCCCCTGCCGGTTAAAGCATTCGTCAGGAGAGCCGTGGGGGAAATCAGGAGGTGGTTACAGGTGCCTGGTCACTGTCTTTCAGGAAGATAGCCAGCGGTCGGAGCGCTTTTTTCAGGTCAGCGGTCGTCCAGGAGTTATCAAAAATAATTCGGTGCTGGTTGAATTCCCCCATCAGATACAGGCCGCCGTTCTGATCGGAAGACGATGCATCAACATCATCAACCAGAATAGCAACGGGTAACTGACTGCCATCTTCAGCCGTTTTCACACATTGCGTGTATTTCCCGCTGGCAGCCACCAGGCCCAGGACAGTACCACGCTTAAAGGCACCGCCCGTAATGATCCCGGTGTCAGTCACCAGCTGGAGCGTGCCAGCGACAAGCTGATCCGGAACAAACAGCGCGCTCTTCATGCCAGGCGCAAACGCATTCTGACCAAACTGATCCATTATTTCTCTCCTCTTGTGGAGTTGTAGAGGCCGGTCATTTTACTTACCAGCGCAGACTTTCCGGTCTCTTTCTGTCCGCTATCCGGATTAAGCCGGACCTGGTGGCTTTCCTGCATACGCTGATCGAGAGAGCGTTTACGGGATGGCTGAGATGCGGCTGCGGCCGGAGCCGAAGAGGCTAGGACATTAATTGCTGCCGCAGAACTCATCCCGGTATTGAAAGCCAGTGACGCGGCCAGTGAAGGATTCGCAGCTGCATGCTTACTGCCGAAAATACGGGCGCAGCGTTTACGCTCAGCAGCGCGTGCATTTTTTACCGCCTTACTCTCTTTGCGATCGTCGTCGCCGTCGTCTTCAGAATCATCATCTTCTGACGCATCCGGATCATCGCCGTCATCTTCAGCATCATCGTCGCGTTCGTCTTCTTCCGCGTCGTCGTCGCGCTCATCATCATCGGCATCATCTTCGCGCTCGTCCTTTTCCGCGCGACGGGCTTTCGCTTTTTTGGCTTTTTTATCCTCTTCTTCCTCAGAAGCGGAAGGGCCAAGACCAATGAGGTGAGCAAAACTAAACGTCTTTTTCTTTGCCATTTCAGGCTCCTGTTTTTTCAAGTAAGTTTTTGAACGCAGCGTCAGGAGGACACACCTCATCAGCCAGTCCAATTTCAACGCCATCAGCAGCCATAAAACAGGCGGCCTGGGTACTTTTTATAACCTTTGCGCTAATCCCCCGGTTTCTGGCAACAGTGTTCACAAACAATTCGCCCATGGTGTTAATGTCCTGCTGGATGGCGGCCAGCGCTTCATCTGACAACTCTCTCAGCGGCGAACCTTCAGCCTTGCGGGATCCATAGGTGATGATCGTAACTTTAAGACCGTCATCTTTAATCCGCTGCGTCCAGTCAAGGTGCATGGTGATCACACCCACAGAACCCACTCCGCCGGTGCGCGGAACAGAAATCCGGTCCGCTGCACTGGCAATGGCATACGCAGCGGAATAAGCGCTTTCCGTCAGAATGGCATGGATAGGCTTTTTCCCCCGGGAGCCGTAAATGACATCAACCAGATCGAAGCATCCAGCGACCTCGCCGCCGGGTGAGTCGATATCCAGGCAAATTCCCGAAATGTCGGGATCTTCCATCGCAGTAAGAAACGCCTGACGAATGCCGTCATACCCTGTCATTCCACTGTACGGACGCAGACTGCCCAGTTTTTGCACCAGCGTTCCGCATATCGGGATGACGGCGACACCCAGCACATTGTCATAACCCGGATCACTACGGGATTCACGTCCCCGGTTATCGTCATATCCGTACCAGTCATCCTCCATGGCAAGAGAAGATTCGATTTTACTGATACCAAATCGGTCCATTACGGATGCCATGATGACTTCGGCTTTACTCGGGTGCAGCGCCAGCGGGGTGTTAAATAATCGCTGGGCCAGATGGGGTAGATTCACTTTTCCTCCGGTTCGGTAATGGTCTGGCTCGCAAACTGGTCAGCCTGTGCCCAGCTCGGAAGCGGTAATCCGCGTTTAAGACATGACTCAATTTCTCTCTGGCGCTGATCAAGCACTTCTTCCCAGTCTTCACCGACGTTTTCACCCACCTCAATCTCGAGGGTGGAAAGTCCGGCATCCAGACCAAGAATGGCGCCTTTTTTCTCTGCAACCGGATCCACCCAGCCGCGCCCTGGCCCCATCCAGCGCGCGCGAGAATACGCGGCTCTGGCGTCAACAAAATCAGGTGCGCCTGCGGGCAGGGGTAAATCCTCATTGTCGTGAACTTCTTCAACAAAGGCGGTGAGAATGGGCTGAGCGAAGCCGGTAGAAAAATCGTCCCGGCGGCGAGTCAGTGTTTTCCATGCCTCCAGCAACGAGGAGCGTGCAGAACTGTAGTTAACGTCAGACCAGTCCTGGGTGACCTGCTGTGGGGACAACCCTGTTCCTGAAGAAAAATTACGGAGAACAGCAGATTCGAAGACTTCAAAATTGCTGTAGGGCCGCGCCGCGTTAACCGTCGTGATTTTCTCACCAGGATAAAGAATGGGCATTCGGGCACCATTCTGAAGTGTCAGACGCCGATCGTTATGGAACTCAACACGCCCGTCCTGATAAGTGCCTAACTCCGACTCGTCATAGGTCTCGCCCAGGGCAGACTGAACCATCGCAGGGTCATAGGGTGACTCAATGTAAGCGGCAAATATGGCATTAAGAATTGCTGCCTCAAGCTCACTCTGGTCATACTTCACCAGCATTTTCAGACGCTGAATAACCGGAGTCAGGATGCCGTTACCGCGGTGCTGCGCGCCACGCTCATGATCAAAATCGTGAACCACATGCGGGCGGCCCCAGTCAGTTTCACGCGGGATACGCTGCCACGTCATGGTTTTAGCCCCGCTCCACCAGTCACCGATATGGGCCTCCCTGATGTGGTAAGCAACCGGCGCACCGTCCGCATCAATTTCAACGCCACCACGGACATTTGGCATATCGAAATTCTGCTGAGGATTACTGAGGCGGTCAGGATCGACAATCTGTACCGTGGTGGCGTAACGCCCTCTTCCGGGACCAAGCCTGTCAGTTCTGTACTGGAGAATGGCCAGAGCATCCCCGTCAATAAGCTTATGACGAAATCCCAGGCGTAACATCTGCGACACGGTGAGTTTTCGTTCAACATCACAATACCGGCCAGGATCGTTACTCCAGGTCCGCCAGTGCCCGTCCAGTGCTTTTCCGTACTCTTCCGCCCAGGACGCATCAAACGCCTTGTTTCCGGTGATCATTCTGAGAACACGGTAATCGGGTTTCATGATGGGGCGGAAGTTGGCACCAACCGCATTATCCAGCAGACGTGTGACCGCACCGTTTGCCCAGCCGTCATTACGGACCAGATCGCGTGCGCGGGACACGATGCGATCCCGGTAAATGTTAATTTCATTGTCCGGGGACCACAGCGCGGGTTGCCAGTTCGCCAGTTGATCGCTGAAAGAGTCAGCTGCGTCATAAGGTACGCGGCTCCCCCCCACCAGCATAGAGGGACGCTGCTGTCGCAACGGCTGCCCATCAGAGCCCAGTATCTGTACTTTATTCATCAGAATCTAAACCTCGCTGGTTTCCGGGGACGAGAGATAATCCCCAGTTGCGCCTGCAGAAGTTGAATCAGGGCCAGCAGATCAGCCAGGGTGCTTTGCTGATAGGACACTGATCGCGTCCCGTCTCCCTGCGTATAGGAAAACGAAACACCGTGGCTCCCGGTTGCTAAATCAATGTACGCCTGCTGAGCTTTCGCAAGCGCATCCCTGAGCTGATCGTCAGTCATTGCGCCGGCAAGCAGGCTGGTGTTCCGGTTGAACATGATTTTCCTTATTTCGGCAGGAGTTGCGATATTCGCTTACGTTTGACCGGCGCTGGTTCTTCAATAACCGCACCCGGCAGCTCGTAATTGATTTTTTCTTCCTGTCCAACTGGCGCTGGCAGGAACTTATCCGGATCGGCTTCGAGGTTGGCGGCCCGGACGTTGAGTTTTAACCCCATATGTTTGAGACCGCACAGCGCGGCATAGCTGTAAACGAGGCAGTCAAGCGCTTCGTTAGCTCGTCCTGGTATTGCTTCCCAGATACTGTACCGCTGCCCGGAAATGACTTTGTAAACCAGTCGCTCCGCCAGCAGCTGATTGAAGTACCCGAGATCGCGATCGTCAGGAAAATGCATATAACCCGCAGCGGCGGCGCCAGGTTTGGGTGGCTCAAGATGCAGGCGACCGCGTATCACGTCTTTCGCTGAGTTAACCCCCAGAATGACAGGGCGGAAACTGGCTTTGCTTTTCGATGATGGTCGTTTGGTCGGCCAGACAGGATTGCGTTTACCTCCCTGTGCAGACTCCCCCTTAATTGCCCAGACACGACGGCCAAGACGCTCTTTGGCGAATTCGTATACCTTCTGCGTATGGTGGCCACCGGAGTCCATGCACGTTGCCATGATATTCAGGCCGCGCCCGTCACCACGTCGCCAGATCTGTTTCAGGTATGCATCCAGTCGCTTCCAGGGTTCTTCCGTCTCAAGGTCACCATAAATAACGTCATGCGCGACCGACCACGATTCTTCATCTCTCCCCCAGCCGGTGATCGTAATTTCGAAGCGATCGTCCTGGGTATCAACTCCAGCTGTTAACAATGCCACCCCGTCCGGAACGACGGCCGGAAATATTTCCCGGCGCGCCAGCAGAACATCAACAGGGAGCTGTTTCCCATGATTAGGTCGGTGCGGAAGCCCCATCTGGGTATTCCACCACGCCTGTTCCTTATCCGGATCGCCCTTCGCATCGATATATTTTTTCGCAATATCCGACGGCTTATCTTTTTGCCAGGGGCTGAAAAGCTTGGATGCCTGGTACCCCGCGTGGTGGTTATCGACTGCCTCCTTTCCACAGGAGGGGCAGATTGCGCGATAGACCGCATGCCGTTCCGACTCTGACCATTGCCAGACCTTTTCAACGCTGCCCTCGTCTGCCGCCCGCCAGGCAAGGTCATAATCCATCAGCGGTGAGTGCCGCTCCCCGCAGCACTCAAATGGGCGCGTCTGATGCCATCGAATAGTGTGCAGAGCTCTGAGGCGCTGTCCTTCGGACCAGCCACTACCACAGCATTCGCAATAGAGCATCGCCGATTTAGTCAGGTGTTTATCTCCCTCTTTCGGCCACTGAACGTGTTTGAAAAAGTCGGGGAACTGGCGGTGGCCACAGTGCGGGCAAACCACAGATGCCCGGCGCTGATCGGAGTCGGCGTAGCTGTCAGCAATGCGGCTCTCATCCTCCACCGTCGGCGAACAGGCGCGTACAGACAGCCAGGTCAGGCCAAATGTCGCTGTACGCTCTTCGGCCAGCGCAATTGGATCGCCTTCGCGGGTTATCGGGTACTTGTCCACTTCATCCGCCAGCAGGACACGAATCGGACGACGCGCAAGGTTATCAGGGCTACCAGCACCCGCCAGCGCCAGAAATCCGCCAGTGAATGCCTTGTAAAGAATGGTTTCTTTCGAGCTTTTCTGTTTCGAATCACCGATGATTTTACGCAGTACCGGCGTCACCCTTACCAGCGGGCTAATACGCTCTTTCGAAAACTGTTCAGCGGCTTCTTCTTTCGGCTGCAGCAGCAGTATCGGACAAGGATCGAGGTGGGCAAAATAGCCAAAAAGGTTTTCCAGCAGTGCTGTCTTCATCAACTGGGTACAGCACATTACAGTGATGATATGAACCCCGGACTCCGTCGCGGCAAGCATCGGTCCGCGGGCAATTTCTACCGTCGATGTTTCCCAGTTTCCCGAAGTGCTCCCAGCCTCTTTTGCCAGCTTACGATAGTCATCTGCCCACTGCGGCACACTGATACGCGGCGGGGGTGTCCAGCCTTTGCGGACGCTTAATTCAAGACGCTCAATCTTCTGCCGGGTTAAACTCTGGCTCTCCGAGGACTGAGATGTGTTTGTGGACATGTTCAATCAGCACCTCTGTCATCCTGTCCGCCGGTACATCCAGATCAGCAGCCATTAGCGGCGCCACCCTGGACGGCCAGTTAAGCCAGGCATCACGCTGTTGGCGAAAGGCGTTGAATAAAACCTCCTCGGCTGCTGTCAGCTCAATAAGCTGGCCGCTGTCTTTTTCATACTGCAGCTTTGCCTGCAGGGCCATGTAATTCTCGCGGATACGTCCCGCTTCCTCTCTCGAAAGATCTGCCCCTTCAGTGAGCATTATCTGGCGGACAGTTTTATTGATTTCATCACCGTCATCATCGTTATCGCTAACGACGGGAGTTTTCTTTTTCTTCGCGTTCGAGGCGCGCGGGTCTTTGCCATCGCGGTTTTTCTTCAATGCCGCATCGCTGGCCTCTACGTCAATCAGGTCTCCGTCCATCACAATGAAGCGCCCGGCTTTAATCCACCGACCAATTGTTTTGCGATCCACACCTGAATGTTGTGCGTACTGACTCTGGTTCATCGTGGTCATGGGACATCACCTGGGACATTTTCTGGGGTGGGACATTCGCCTGGGACATTTTTGCCATGTCCCACCAGAATGTCCCACTGGAATAAACTGGAATAGCCAGAGCTGGCGAGGTGTCCGTAATGATCGCCAGAGGTGGGACATGGGACACAAATCTGAAAGTTGTAGCTAGGAAAACACCGCGGCGCGCAATGCCCGTGCCTTACAAAAGGCTCAGGAAGGACCCAAAACCCCTGGGGGCTATCTGGCCGAGCTGATCGCCTCAGCAATCGCCTGGTGCAGCGCTGAGGGTAACAATGCGTTGACCATGGTGTTTGCCCTGTCCATATAGCCGAGCGTTGGTTTGACTGGAAGCGCGTCTCCAAACCGAATGAGCAATTTTGGTGCAGGTTGCTTAATCTTGTCTCTGCGCGTGCCGTTCGGAGAACGTTTTGCCCGTTTCTTCCCTTTTTTGATTTTCGGCTTTTTTCTCTGCCACACGGCATTCACGCCACCAACGTCACCAATAAATACGTTTGGCTTTGCTTTGAGCTGAGAGAGCTTATTACGCGGCAGGTTGCCGTATTTATTAAGCTTTATGTCTTTCGGATTAAGCAAAGCACCACCATTAAGCTTGTGCGCTCCGCCGAACTCGAAGGGTTCAAGGTAGCCAGCAGCAGTATCACGAACAAACACCTTCGCACGAAGGCTGTTTTTCCTGGCACCAACTGACCCTACCGATTTAACTGTAAAAGGTGTTGGATTATCCAGATTCCGCTCAAATGCTGTTTTTTGGGCCGCTTCTATCTGGCGAACCACTTTAGTCATAGCCTGGGCAGTCGCAAACGGTATTTGCTTCTGCAGCTGTCTTAACTGACTGGAAAGGTCCTTAAGCGTTGCCATATCATTGACCTCCTAGTTACAGTAATTAAGATCAGTTTGCTCATAAAGTTGACAATAAAAAACCGCCCGTAGGCGGTTAGTCGAACATTTTATCAAGTTGCTTAGCAAGAGCTCGGTTAAACAGCTCCTTCGAAACTGTCATCAGCGTGCCCATACTGGCATCTTTGAATCCGGTTTTTAATGTTGCCCAAACCTCTTTGTTACGGAGAGCATCCAAGAAGTCATGCCCCATCGCGGTCAATCGCAAGGGCATTACAGCCCAGTGAGTCATTCCGTCTAAAGACTGAATAGCACCAAAGCCGGGCTCTCCATCACTCCTGATAATCAGCCCTCTATCCTCAAGCAAACGCATATGAAACACAAATGTGTCAGTTTCACAATTGAACCCTAAATCATTTAATCGAATAATATCGGTATCAGGTGAATCCGATGCCTCGAAAGCCTCGAGCAAACCTTTAAGGTATTCTTGATCTATTTGCATAACCCCTCCGTATGTAAAAGGTTAATTTAACATCAATTTAAGCACTGCTCTTTGATGTATTCCTGCAAATATCCAACCTGTTTCGTCACTGTGACGATTCGCTCTCTGAGGGTGAAATAATCCCGTTCAGCGGAGTCAGTAAGTCGGGGGCCGGTAACATCGCCCAGGCCGCCGGTGCTGGTCGCTCCGTTCGCGGGACATCTGGCGTTGACGTGCAGCCCACACTTGCCAGTGCGAACACAACGCTGCAAATCATCAAGCTGCTTTTTAGCATCAGCTAAGTCCTTCGTGTATTTGGCATCCAGCACCGCTGCATCACGCTGGCGGATCTGCATGTCTTTGATGGTGGCGTTCGCCTGGTTAAGATTCTTAATGGCTTTATCGCGCTGGTCTTTGTAGGTGATGGCGTTGCCGCGGTAGTGGTTCACGAGGAGCGCCAGCACGCCGATTAACGCCACCACAATCAGTTGCAGCCAGTAACGCCTTAGCAGCGCGGTAATCACGACAGGAACAGAGCGCGCTCCGCCTCACGCCGACGGGTCAGCCCGTTCAGGACTTTGCCACCAGCTTTATTCCAGCGCAGGAACTCATCGGCAGCGCCAGCGTAATCACCGGCGTTGAGTTTTCGCAGAAGGGTCGATGTCGACAGTGACCGGGCGCCGAGGTTGTAAGTGAACGACACCAGAGCATCGAATTGCCCCTGAGTCAGGTCAACTTTGACCAGGCGGGACACGTCGTTTTCATAGCTGACCAGCCCGGTCTTCAGCAGGCGTTCTGCAGTTTCCTGCTTAATCATCATCCCGGCTCGGATCGGTTTGCCGTCGACAGGCTTGGTCCAGCCATAGCCGATCGTCCACACTCCGACGCTGTCCTGATACGCGGTGAGCTTGCAGCCTTCGAACTGCTTGATCAGGGCAATGCCTTTATCACTGATTTGCATTCTTCATCCCCGTCAGTCGTTCCCAGAAGTACGTCAGTGCCACGGAGCCCATCGCCCCGCTGATACCAGACGTAACCAGAATCATGTAAAGGCTCAGCCCACTTTCAACGCTGATCAGTCCACCAATGAGACCGGTAAAGCCGGACACTGCAATTTGTGCCAGCGCGTTGATCCAGCTCCAGGTGGCTTTGTTCTGCTTAACGTCAATAAGGTATCGGACCAAGCCGCCCCAGCATGACAGAGCAAGGACAATCAGCCATGACACTCCGGCAATGCTTTCTTTATCTTGCATACGTTTAGCCATATCACCTCCGAAAGAACGGGGTGCTGTTTGTAGTAAGGGATCAGGCCCTCGGGACGATTTAACAAGAAGGCATGTCGATGATGGTTCCCGTGAGCCTGAAATAGAAAGCCCCAGCAAATGCCTAGGCTAAATGAGGTGCCAGATCATATATCTGGCCGTATAACCTTGCGTTTGGTATTATTAAATCGCCAAAAGTAACCCTTCAAACACAAGGATTTAAAATGACAAAAAGGAAGTACCGATTTTATCATGCGGACAGGGGTAACTTGCTGAACCCTGACATGACAATAATCCCTGTAAATGGCCTCTCTTCATTTGGAAAGCATTATCTCTCCCGGATAAATAGTGGAAATATGAGCGACGTGCTAGACGAAAATGTACAAAGAGAGATGCTGTATGAAAATGTGCGGATGGAAAATTTCCCATCCCGCCCAAGCCGATTCTCGTGCCTTTTTGGTGCGAACTCCATTCCTGAAGCGGAAAGCTTCGCCAGAAAGATAATCCCGCAACCGACCACCCCAATTAATATTTATGAAGTTTTTACTGAAAATTTTGTGATTCTCGATATGAATTGGATGGATTACATAACAACAGATTTCGGTAGTAGGGTTGAATATGCCCGGCAGTACTGGTATTCATCAATTACCCAGCACGCCCCACTTACCGGCGATAGGATGATACCAACCCTGGAAGTCCTGCTGCCGCTTCCCGTGGAAGTAGGCAAGCAAGTCAGTACTGTCGCTTTTGATTAATCTGACAGTTCTGCTCAGGGAAATGGGCCAAAGGTTTATGTAAAGTCCAAAGCACTTCGGAAAGGATAGCTTTATATAGCTCACCATCATTTGCATGATAGCGAAACCTTTCAGAAGGTGAGATTTCGAAAAGTACCTTTCCCTCATCTGAAACAATTCGGACTTTCATCTTTCCTCCAAATTAGAAGCTACTGATTCAGTTATTACTTACTCCAGATACGACAAAGCCCCACCATTTCTGGCAGGGCTAGATTATTAAGCTGTGTGTCGAAGTGACCACTCTTAACACGTTAAACTAAAAAATGCGGACCGCACTAGCATTTTTTTAATTATTTTTGCCTACTAACGACTGCATCCATCTCAAGGCGAACATCCAGCATTGACAGACACCCCTCAATAAACCCTTCAGCAAGCAGCATTTCTATGCGTATCTGCTTTTCGCTTTTCTTCCGGTGCTTCGCCTTCTGCCGTTTTGAATACCGTAGAATATAATGCCCAACCAACAAATGATTGTCTGCGGCCGAAATAAAAAAGCCCGAGACAAGCGGGCAATATGGGGGTAAGGCAATGCCGGCTCGTTGGCCGAAGGGTCCCAGGCAGTGGGTTCTGTGTGCGGCGTACCGCAAATAAAAAAGCCCCGCACGATGGCGAGGCTTGGCATTCATTCATGTCACACACAACAACGGCAACATATACGATTTATTCTGCTCATTTGTTCATTGAAAAGCAAGCTCGTTATGAGGATTTTTTTGCAATTTTCCTCACATTTTCGCGATTGTTAAACGCATTTTGCAGCGGTTGGTACAAGCAGAACAGTGAGGCATTGATGATTTGCTTCACCTCTCTACGGATTGTCGAGATGCTTGGGTGTTTATACTGATTTCCGCCACGCGTCTTCATCAGGCGAGGCTTACTTACTGTATGCTGCCATGATGCAATTCGGATCTCGCTGGAGTTACAAACGTAGTAGGCGAAGACAACCCGCCAGGCATTTTCATCCACATTCTTCAGATAGTGACGAATGACAGCATCAATGAGCATCCCGTCATCATCACTACATACCGGTCGTGATGCTTGCTGGGGCTCAACGGTAGCCATGAATCTGGCAATCATGTTGATCATCGCTTTATCAATCTTGCCGGTCTGGCACCATGCGCCCCACAACTGGAGCCACTGGTCTACCCATTGATGCTGGTCGTTGGTTAATTCCAGTTTCATTATGCGGCTTCCTTCTGTGGCTGGTTGGTTTTGGTCTGGCTGTGCTTTGCTACTGGCGGCAGGCTGGCGCGCTTAACGCTTTCTGCCTGGTACTTTTCGAAATCAGCTCTGGTCATGATTCCACCACTCCCGTGCTGACTTTCTGTATTCAGGGTTTTCTGTCTGACAGATAATTTCCGCTCGATCGCCGCTTATCAGCTCACGAGCTTTCGCATACAGCCTTTCTCTTTTAGAAAGCTGCGTCGTTTCATACCAGGTGCTGGCAACGAACTTTCTCGCTTCAACTGGAGTGAATGCCTTCATGCTGCCTCCCGCTGTTTTAGTGCGCGAAGATCTGCCCTGGCTTTGGCGCGGATGCCATCGAGCTCTTCTCGGGTGTATCGGTGGGTTTCGTTGTTGGATTCCAGCGCCAGCACGCGCTCTTCTCCGATCAGTTCGACCAGAGCGGCACGGTACGCCTCAATGTTCCCGGACTTGTGAACGTTGCAGGCGGAGCACTGGAGCCAGATATTGTCCGGATTAAAGCGAAGCTGTGGTGCGGCTGCCGTAGTCCGATAATGGCCAGCATGCCAGGCGAACGCCGTTTTAGTTCCGCAGGAAATACAGCCCCGCCCCTCCGCCAACTCCGTCTCGCGGCAAATGTCATTTACGGCACGCTGCGTCAGGTCAATCCAGTGCTTCAGCGGCTTAACTGCAGCTTTACGCTGGCGCCAGGCTGCACGTTCTTTCTTCTCAGTGGCGCGCTGCTTGGCAGACTCTTTGCGTTGTGCAGCCTCCCGGGCTTTTCTGGTCTGCTCTTTCCCGACGGCGCTGGCGCACTCATAACCGCAGACGGTCTGCGTGTCGCGTACTGGATTGAACCACTGGCGGCATTCCTTGTTGGCGCACTTCCGGCGCGGTAACTTAGCCATAATCACCCCCAGACCTTTTGTCGAAAGGTTCTTGGTGTACGCGCCGGATGCTCGCATTCAGGCAATTTTGCGCTGATAGTCCAGGTGATGTTGTCGCGATTCAGGCTACGTTCTACCGTGGCGCCACGACGACGGTAACTGGCCACCAGCTCGTCGGCCTGATCGGTTGTGCATTCGTGATGGTGGAACCAGGAATATTTCATCGCCATCACCCCGCAAAGCTCATGAGCTGCGATGCGGCGTTTTCCGCTTCACGCTGGTCCTTGAATGCCCGGGACAATACCCAGCGCCACAGAACATCGAGCGCGGCTTTGTACAGCTGCTGGAACTCGGTTTCGTCCATGTTGGCAAAGGCAATGCTGCGGGGGTGTTTGCGAAGGGTGCCGTCGGGAAGCTGTATGGCGTCGTAGTGGCCAGACTCGATGATCACCCATGCACGATATGCGTCATAGGATTTGCAGATGCTGATACTACCGGCGCGCTTATCGGCGATACGGTCCAGATACTGCTCGGCAGCATCCAGCAGTGCGCCTTCGTTTCCACCAAATGCCGCGAGGAATTTAGCGTACCCGGTCACCAATTTACGTTCATTGGAAGAAATCGCCCCACCGGTGGGTTCCCAGTATTCAAACCCGAGATTCAGGAGCGCAAAGAAACGGCGATGGAATGCTGGATTCCTCACCTGACGAAATTCGGCTACCAATACGGCACCAAGTTTGATTTTTGATTGCAGAATATCGCTGGTCTCCGGCGTAGCGGGGATCAGAATTCCTGAGGACTGCTTAATGAGTTGTAGTTCGTGCGCCATGGTTTCTCTCCGTGGCGCAGTAGGTTACGGTTGTTCAGACCGTTGATTTCATATTATCAGAAGGTGGTGTTACCCGGTAGCCGAGACGGCGGATAAATTGCATAAAACCATTAGGAGTAAAGACCTCTTCATCATCCAGCAAAGGCCGCATAGAAACCATGCCATTGACGCGATAAATTAGATGCCTGCCCGATGAAGGAAAGCTAAACACCACGCAGCCGTCAGACCTTCTTACAATGTCATACCAGTTGTCTTCTGACGTTTGCAAAGCTGAATCACTCACATTTATGTTCTCCCTTCGAGCGACTAACAGACGCGATTAAAGATTGTCGGCAGCAGCATCAGAGGGTTACGCAAATTGCGGTATTCTGAAAAATGCGCGCCAGCCTTAAGCGCAATTCTAATAAAACCAGTCGTCAGCGCTTTCCCAGGTATCCTGGAGGATTGATTCAATTTTCTTTTTATCGTCCTTGTCACCACCAAAAACACTTAACCCATCGGACCCAGCACGGCGGATTGTGAGCCTGCAATTGTCATAGTGATCATTCAGGCGCTTAAGCAGTTCTTTCTCCAGTGCTGGTACTGCGCCTTTAGGAAGTTCTTTCATGCGATCAATGGTTAATTCAACTTTCATAATAGCCTCCATTGCATGTACTGTGTTTTTATACAGTATACCTATGCACGGAAATGATCAACGTTTTAAGAGCACAAATTGTTAATTTTCTGTCAGTATTAAAAAAAGAAAACCCGCCGTAGCGGGTTGAATTAGCAATGTTTTATTACGCCGCTATTTGTTTCTGCTGACAAAGCTCCGGCAAATTAGCACGCACCAGCGCCTCAGCGAGCGCTGGAGGCACAGCGTTACCACAGCGCGCTACCAGAAAGAAAAAACCCGCATATAGCGGGTTTATTACAAGCTTTGAGTCAAACCAGTTGAAGTAGATTTCTTGGATTTGACAGTGGGCGGTTTACCGAGAATAACTCCCTAACCAACTCCTGGCTTAAACCAGTTTTCATGAGAATGCTCATCCATGTTGCATCATCCAGCATTTCAATCGCCTCAGCTAACATACTCGGTTCTTCCGGGCGAATAAATTCATCTCCTGGTTCAACTTTCGTATATCCTTTAGAGTTCAAATGCATATAACCTGTTCTTGCCTGCTCCTGCGTCAGCAGGCCTAGAGTTGTTGCTCGGTAAATGCACATTTTAAGACTAATCTTCCACCGAAGCTTAAACTCAACTAGGGCGTTCCAATCGAACTGTCTTCCTCGTATACGGGGAAACTCTTTAATAAAGGACAATCGAGGAACTAGCAACGCGCTTGAAAAACGATCCGCTTGCGATTCAGTCACTTTATCTCCTGTGGTTATACCTTCGTGCATAACCAAGTGCCCCAATTCGTGACCTAAATCTGATCGGAATCTGCATATACTCTTTTTGACGTTATTTCGGATGATTACTGGCCTGTTGTTATGAACAGTAAAAGCATCTACGCGGTCATCCACTCCTGTCACATGAGCAACAATAACCCCCAAACTCTCAGCCAGTTTGACCATTGAGGATATAGGTCCCAGCCCTAAGTTCCATGCTCTTCTGCAGTCTTCCGCTACACGTTCAATATCATTTGGAGTCAGCAATTCAGCACCGGGGTGCTCAGGTATGAAAACATCAGGAAACTCGATTTCTCCCTCAACGGCAGAGATTATAATGTTAAGAATCTCCGCCCTTGCCAGAACACTATTGGTTAATGTTTGGGTTCTCGATTTTTTACTCCGAAAATGGCAAACATCGCTTTCTAAAGCATATTTTCGTTCAGTAAATAGGAAATCAGATTTAATCATCAGCGCAGATGAGATTAATTCTAACAACTGTTCTGATGGTTTAAACCCTTTTTCCAATTTGCTAACGAATTGTTTTGTTTTACCAATTTTCTCCGCTAACTCTTCGCAGGAGAGCCCAACAGCCATTCTGGCTAATTTGAGCTTATCCCCACGATACTCAGCAAAGTCATTCACTTGATGTTCCATTACTGCTCACATCCAAATCTTGATCTTTTTTACGGCGGCGAAGAGAGGCTTTGCCAATCTCAGCTTCATCCGGAAGAGTGTTGGTATCAAGAGACATAAGCGGCGCTGAAGCAGTAGATTGGTGTGAAACCATACTGATCTGGGCACCATATGCGTTAAACCCAACTAAAGCCACTTCCCAGCGAGGCAATGTTGATTCCAGCTCGCCATCTTCTTCATCGGATAAAAATGGTTCGGCGATGATCCGCCATGTAATATCTTGCTCGGCTTCAGTTTCACCGAACAATGAAAGTTGCTCATGCTCCACCCTATTTCGAAGAAGGCGATGCTTCTTCTTCGGGTTATTAATGCAATCTTTGGAGAACTGCAGCGGCACTTTATTTAACGCAACCACATAATCCAGTCCCTTCGAAACCATTTCCAGACCCGGCAGTGTCCCTTCACTTTGAATCAAATGATTTCTGACCCAATCATAAGCCCTTACACCTTCGGACCAGTTACTGTCCAGTGTGTGTTTGTGGTAGTACAATTGCTCGAGTACATTAGCAATTTCCGCTAACAACTGACGAACATTGCTTTCAGCAAGGTAAGGCTGAAATTCCCAACAAGGTGCTAACTGGTTGTCGCTCATTTCAAGTTTCGCTTTTTTTGGAATTCGTAAACCATATATTTTCGCATTTTCTCGATTTTGTCAACCAAGCAACCAAAATCATTTACCGAAAATGATGATTAGAAAGATCCCGCTCATGTCGCATGAGTTGATTGCTAAGCAACCAAATACAAGCCTGACTGAGCTAGGCAACCATAGACTTGGTAATGCTACCTTTCAGACATAAAAAACCTCTAACTTAGAGGCTTTTATTCGTTTGCTATTGGAGTTAAACACTTAGCCGTTGATGTCGCCGTGTTCAATCATACCGAACCATTCAAATTGCCCAATCGAACGTAGCGCGCACTGTCTAATTTTTTCTGCCTCCTCCGAATACTCATTAAACCCGGGAATAAATTCAAAATTACAGCAGCAAGAGCCTGAATCATAGAAGACACTTTCAATACATTTTACAAGCCCAACTGAAGCTACATAGTAAGAAAAACGTAGCATTTGAGACAGTTCCATCGCAACTCCATGCCTACTGGTAAGCGGGATCCCGAAAGCCTCAATTCCATATTCATTCATTTGGCCTTTTTCAGGCATTATGTAAGACATAAGGACTCCTTATTATGTTCATAATGAATTAGGGTTCAATTATCCATAAGAGTCTACTTGATGTGCAGACGCGGCTCACCATCTTTCGGCTCAGGCCATTCGCGCTGTTTGTTAACCGCCAACTTTTCTACCATCGCCAGGGTAATCTGCTCATCACTGATACCGGCACGACGTTGCGCATCCCATAACAGGAATTGCATGTCAGCCCATTCGGTAAGGTCACTTGGTTCAGCTGCCGCCTCGAGCGCTTCTTTGGAAAGGTGCTTCAGCGGACCAACTGGACCGACATCGCCGAAAGTAGCCTGTGACCATGTAGCATGCTCACGGCGTACTTGCTCACGGGCCATCGACTCCAGAACTCCATCAATCACCTTCACAGCATCAGCCATTGCGTAGCCGAGATTACCGCCGTCGCTTTGTGCTGCTGCGTTGCTGAGTATTTCGCGTATCTGGTGCAGGCGATCGAGTGATACATGACCGTGCGCCGGGTGGTTAGTTGTCATGGGTTAGTCCGTCCAGTAAGTAAGTTCTTCCGCCAGGCGGTCATCTGCTTCGGCTTGGTTAGGGATATCAGCATCGGTTTCTATGCTGGCTCCGGCAAAATCACGAGCACAAGCTTTGCGGTGTTTACGATTGCCCATGCCCCATTCTGGATTTTTAAGCTCTTTGTTCCATGCCCGTAGCATGAGTTTCATTGGTGACTTTGACATCTCATTCCCCCTTCACGCCAATGCCAGCGGCGCGGTCAATGCGTTCAATTTCTGCCAGAATAAGAGCGCCAGCTTTTACCAAGTCGCAGCGTGCTCCTGATTGCTTCCACCAATCAGGCGACCACGGCCAATGTGCTGGAGTGGAGAAACCTTGGTTGTGCGCATGAATTGCGTAACAAGCCGCTGCATCTGCTAATTCGCTATTTTGATATGCGTTGTCATGTTCAGGAGTCCATCCTTCAACCGACTGTTGCCGCTGACGTTCGGCTACCACATCCAGAATTGCTGGATTGAATGAACGCGCCTCCAGTTCTGCTATGCGCTTCTCTGCGGCTTCCAGCTCATCCAGCAGTGCCAGCACGGTGGCGGGGTTGGCTGCGGCGATAAATGCAGCATCACGCGCTTCGTTTTCACTGAATACCATGGCTATTTGCTCATGGTTCACGCCGTCAGTGGAGTAAATCTCATCGTCGAACTCAACAGCCCACCGGCCTTTCGTCGCCTTCTCCGCTGCTTCCCGTAATCCACGTTTGTCGATGTTGCTCATTGGGCGGCCTCCTCCATGGCTGGGTCTGCTGGTAAAGTCATGTGCGGCACTTCAATCAGTTCTGCCCGAGCATCAGCCGTGTTAAGCGCCATTAATGCGACGATCCGCTTCTGCTCAGCATCCATTCGTAACGCTACTGTCTTGCCGTTCATATTGAAGAACACCGCAACGTTTTTGATATCTTCGATTTTCATACCCCTACCCTCCCCCAAACCATCAATACCCTTCTCATCGCCGCGCTGTTGCGGCACTCCTGGCAGATCACGTTTGTGTCCGTCCGCTGAATTAACTTCGACTTACCCTGCTTCATGCCAGGTATCGTGTCAGGGGCGAAGCGCATTCCGTAGCTGGTCAGGCTGTAAAGGCGCTGGCCGTATTTTCCTTCGCAGCGGATCAGGCCGTCTGCCAGCAGCGTGCTCACCGTTCCGGATATCTTTTTGGTGTCCATGCCGATAAGCCCTGCCAGTTTGGCGTTGTTCAACCCTGGGTTGTTGCGCAGGGCTGCCAGCACCTGCTCACGGATTGTTATGTTCATGTCACACCATCCCGTTCGACTTGTTGCGGTTGTACTTGGCCAGCAGCAGCTGGATCGGCGTCGGCCCTTGCTCGGCAGCTGGTGCGGCAATAGCCCGGCGTACCGGCGGCACTGACTTACCCTCGGTGACGCGCCTTTCCCACATGTCCAGCAGATCGCCTGCCTCGCGTGCCAGTTCACCATGCGTTAACTGGCGCTCGGTGCTGCGGTGGCGCAATTCTACGCAAATGTGGTACATGACCGGCTGCGACCATGGAAATTGCTCGCTGGAGATGAATTCGAACGAGCGGTTACGCCAGTCCCAGTATTCGGCGATCACCTGGTCAACGTTGACGCCCAGCGCGCCGCCGCTCTGCTTGCACCAGGCGACGAACTGGCCCGGCGACGGCAGGAATGGGCGCTCCTGGCGGCGGGCAATGCGCATGCCGGCATCGACCTGAGCCATGGTGTGGATCCCGTTCTCCTGAAACGCCAGCAGCCACTGACGGCGGAATTCGTTCAGGTCTTCCTGGGTGCGGAAGTTCGCCATGCTGGCCGGGAACGCGGCGCGCAGCTCGTTGAACAGCTTGTTGAATACCTGCGCCACCTGCTCGACCGGCGCGCACTCCTGGTACTGCTCTGGCAGGTTATGGGCCATGCGGCTCATCTGCTCGCGGTCGTGGTTACGCATCTGCTCTGCAAGAGATTTCATCGGATCACCCCATAGGCCCAGTCAGTGTTGTTGAAGTCCAGATCTGGCTTGACAGCGCGCTGCTCACCTCCGGCGTTACGCTGCATTGTCAGCTTGTCCCACTGCTTACGCAGGCTTTCGGGACTCAGGATGTTGGTCTGCCAGAAGTGGTGTTTGCTAGCCCAGTCATACAGCGCGCAGATGTCCTGGTGCGACCGGTTGTCTATCTGGCGCATCAGGCGAACAGTGTTAGACCAGGAGGTCATGTCCGGGGCTTTGCAGGTTGGGTTAATCAGCTTCACCCTGGAGGAAATCCACTTAGCTGTCTCGAGGTCTTCAGCAGAGCCCCACTTCGCACCGGATGGTGTGTAGACCGCAGCTTCAGGATGAGTTGATAAAAATTTCTTCAGACGTGCGTCAGAGGATTCGTCAGAATTCTCGGACGAAGATCTTTTAATACTGTTCTTGTTCTTGTATTGGGTGTCTACCGTTTTCGGGAAGGTTATTCCTGATTTCGGGAAGGATTTTCCCGTTTTCGGGAATTTTCTTCCCGTTTCCGGTTTGTCTAAAATCCATGCTGAAAGGTCAGTGTTTACACCGACGATTTTCATCATGCCCTGCTTCTGTGAAAAGATGATTTTGCGTTCTGCGAGAGACTTAAGCGCGTCCGATACATGCGTATCGCTCAGGCCCGTAAGCTCGGCAATAACCGTATTTGTCACGCGGTCCTGTTTCTTGTTCCAGCCGTAGGTAAGCCAGATCACCGCCTCAAAACATTGCCATTCCCGGCCTGACAGTCTCAGGCGAGGCTTAAGCTGTTGGATCTCGTTAGCGACCTTGGTATACCCGTTCGACAGGTCGGCCATACGACCTCCCGGTTGTTCGGTTTTATTTGGGAAATTGATTATTTCAGCGGTGTTTGACATACTGTTCTCCGCAATTACGCACTGTTTTTGCACCTGAAAGCCGTTGGTGTTCGAGCACCGCGGCTTTCGCCATTTTTGAACCGGTCATATAGCCCCCAGCATAATCTGCACCATTTCCATCAACGGACCGGTTAACCCAGGGTCAACGCGATACATCTCCACGATCCCCTCGCTCAACTCTTTCAGCTTCTGATGACGTGGCGCATCCATTGCGACAGCAATCTTCGCTTCGCTGGTTTCCTTCTCCAGCCTTGCCAGACGAGCCATTACGTTGTCTTCTGGTAGCAGACGATTGCGGTATTCAATCGGCAGGACAGCGAGGATTGCCGGCGTCAGCTGGCGGACGTTCTCGCGGTACCGTTCGCTGTTGAAATGGTTATCCAGGAAGCGGAACAGCTTCTGCCGGGCACGGCTGTGATCTGCCGGAAAGTCGATACCTTCGCCACCTATCCGGTGCCACTCTTCAACGATCAGGGCCGTTACAACGTCCTGCCCGGCTACTGCTGACCAGGCGCGAACAGCATCACGGAGGGCACCACAACTGACGCCCGGTTTTGGTTGAGCGCGATTTATCAGCGCTGCTGAAATGAACCCGTTACTCTGTTGATACGTAAGTGATTGCATAGTTACATTCCTTACTTTGGTAAACCGTCACTTGGGTTTGGATAGAGATCAGGGCGCAGCTCGTGTGGAGTTACGCCGGTAGCCGCGTAGATTTGAAGGACCCGATCAGCAGGCACCATGCCCTGGTACCGGTTTTTCCAGCGGCTGACCGACATCGGCTTGATGCCCAGCATGGTTGCGAGATTTGTTGCAGTGCCAGCGGACTTAATGGCTTTCGTTAACCCGTTCATCGTTGTCTCCGATTTGAATACAATCAAATTAAGCCTGAGACTTAATTTATTGTCAAGCCTGAGGCGAATTTTCAAGTTTAAGCAAAAGGCTTATTCTTCTAACCATGAAAGAGAAAACCGTACTTAATCCGATACTTGTCGAACGCCTTTCAGAGCTGAACGGGCGCGGTATGACCAAATCCGATATGGCCAGGGTTGCTGGGGTAACCCCGCAGTCTGTGAACGGCTGGTTTAAAAAAGGCGTGATCAGCAAGAAATCAGCTCTCGCTGTCGCTGACGCAGCTGGCGTGTCTGTGCCTTGGTTACTCGGTGAGGATGTCGGCGAGAAGGACGGACTTAAGCCGGACGAACAGCGCCTGCTTGAGCTCTACCGCCAGCTGCCAGAAGAAGAGCAACAGAACATGCTCCGCATCTTTTCGATACGTCTTAAGGAACTGGATGAGCTGTATGAGAAGTACATGAAGGGGCGGATTCGCTCGCAGGGGGACTGAATCGCTTTAGGTTTGTCCTGAATTTTTAGTTCCCATGAGACAATGATGTCTTTACTGGGGGGTGATTCCGCCATTTATGTTAGATTGAAAAAAACTATCAATTTAATTAATATTTATCACTACTACACGGGATGTTTTGCAATGACAGCTGAGATTGTTGTAATAAATAATACTGGAATCGCCCTTGCTGCTGACTCTGCAGTCACCACAGAGCATAATAGATTAGTAAAAATAAATAATAGTGCGGAAAAACTATTCGAACTATCTAAACACCATCCCGTGGGGATCATGATTTATAATAATGCGACACTGGGTGGCGCACCGTGGGAACTTATAATTAAATCCTATAGAAAACAATTGGGGAAAACTAGTTTCCCTACCATTAAAGAATATGTTAATGACTTTGTAAAATTCATCAATGGTAACTCAGACCTTATAACAAATGAAATGAGAGAGGCTTGCGTTATAAACCTTGTTGTTGATAACCTCAAAGGTTTGATGAGATACATTAATGATAATAATGTAGTAAACTATTTAACAATGAACCCCGCCGTTGAACTCGACAATGTTATTTTTCAAAACATAGTTAAGCAAGCCTTTGATTTAGAGATAGAAATCTTAAGGAATAATCTCTTTTTCGAAGGGTTTGATACAGAAGAGTTTAATGATGCTTTAGCATATATACAAGATTTAATATCGCCATACATTTCATCAATTATTGTTCTTGATAACTGTGAAAATATACAGCAAGAGCTTATGGAAAAAGTCATATTATATTCCACTTGTTTAATTTTCAAAGTCCATGCTAGTCGTACATATTCAGGGATTGTTATAACAGGTTATGGAGAGGAAGAATATTACCCTTCCATTTGCACTCTTCATATCTACGGCATTTTTAAAAACAAATTGATGATCCATAATATTGATAATAAATCCCATAATGAGGTAACCAATATGGGGTTTGTTATACCATTTGCTCAAGAAGATGAAGTAGTAACTTTCATTGATGGGTGCAACCCTAACATCATTAATTTTAACAGAACTCTTACAGAGGAAGTTTTTGATCGGCTTAATCATTATGTTTCTAGCAATATTTTCCCTGCAATGAACAATGGAGTACTAGCCAATCACTTCTCCAGTGAAATTGAGGAACTCAAAAACGTACTTTTACAAGATCACGATACTAAACTTGAAAGCTATATTGTTAATAACCATACAAATAAAATGATATCGATGTTGCAATCACTTGGGAAGGCAGATCTTGCGTATATGGCCGAATCATTAGTGAACATCACTGCATTCAAAAGAAAAGTATCACATGATTATGAAACTGTCGGTGGGCCTGTTGATGTCGCTGTGATATCAAAAGTTGATGGATTTGTTTGGGTAAATCGTAAACACTACTTCCCTAAAGAGCTAAACTCTAACTACTTTAATCGTCAATAACACATAAGGAGATATTAATGTCTATAAAGCAAGCTCTCAATAACGCTTATAAAATCATTGTAAATCAAAAATTTGGTAATAAAGAACAGCAGCACTCGCCGAAAGGATTTAACCAGCAGTAATGAAAAAACCCGGCCACAGCGCCGGGTTTTTTACACCCTCACCCACCATCTCAGCCGCCAACACCCAGCCACGAAGTCCCCGATCTCGACCTTAGCGTCGGGATTTTTTTTGCCTGCAATTCGGTGAACATCACAATTAAGCCTGAAACTTACAATCACATTTCGCCTGGAGCTTGACATGATTTAAGTCTCAGGCTTAATATGCAATCACCAAGACGCACCACGAACCACCCAGGCATGGAGCCCACGAAGTAGCCGTCCGGGGCATACGAAGACCGGAATGAGGTGGTGAGATTAACGCGCAGTAGGTTTGAAACGTTCCGCCAGCCTGGCGACAAGGGCAAACACAGAAGTGAGCTTCGCGGTGGTGAATTGCAGAGTTAAAACGCTCAACCGTGAAGATCAGCGCCGCGGCACCACCAGCGAAGTTCACTCAGAAAAACTGGAGAACATCATGGTTCATCAGCACTACGGTACACAGACAGTAAACCGCGGCGCAGTTCAGCCGGGGATGCTCGTCAAACACAAAGACTCAACCTGGACGGCATCAGCTAACGCTCGCGGACGTTTGTATCTGCATCGCGGCGTAGAAATGACTTACACCAAGGATTTGCTGGTTGAAGTTTATCTGAACGGTCTGGGGCATGGACTCAGCCACTAGCGGAGGATGTCATGTTAGACAAGAAATGCGGATATTGCGGCAAGCCGGTTAAAACGGAGGAAGTAATCAAGAGCACCCTTCTCTATCGCAACGGCTCACAGCTGGCGCGCAAAGAAAAAGAGTATTGCTCCAAACGTTGCGCTTCGCACGACCAGATGGCTCACGAAGGCTAACGTAAAACCCGCGCAAGGCGGGATCTACGTCCGGAGGTACCGACCAAAGTTACACCGGAAACAACATTAAAACCAAAGTTAACCCAATGGGCGCTATCTCTGGCCCGGGGATTCTAACACTCAAAAAAGAGGATCTCACATGGAATTTTTCCATCTGATAAAAGCCAGTCAGAAGTCTGGCAAGAAAGATGCAGTGATTTGGTTCACTGCGAAAAGTGTAGCGCGCGCCAATCTCCAACTCGATGTGGCACTGGAAGAAGCCGGAATTGAAGAAACTGGCCGCGGTAAAGATTATGCCAAACCAATCCGCACCGATTTCCCGGTATATGACGACCTGCCGGAAGAAGGCGCAGTGGATTACACCTGGTGCAAACGCTACGAACTGCAGAACGATGACCGCACCTGGCTGCCAAAAGTCACAGCTGAAAACTCTGACGAGAAAACGGCTCAGACCGTTGATAGTCACATAACTACTGAGTCAACGCTGCCAGAAACCGCTGGCATCACGCTGGACGAACACGACGACGACTCAACCCTCTACCCGGTAGTGCAGATGCCGTTTCGTAAGCAACTGCTTTCCCAGTTCACCGCCGACGAACTGCGCCACCACGTAACCCGCGAAGAGTACGAAGCTATCGGCGCGCTGGAGATGGACACTGATAACAGTTACGTCCAGAACTTGCTGTTAGCTGCTGAGAACTGCCCGGACGTGAAGGGTTACGACACCAAAGACCTGTGGCGCTACACCGATGCCATTCGCAAAGTGTTCAGCCAGGACAAGCGTCACGAACTCGCGCTGGTACTCCGTTTCACCAGAATGTGGGCGGCGACTGATTACATTGACCGTGGCATCCTGGCGCGTGAATGGGCTGCCGGTAATCACATCAGTAGTGTTCAGCGTACTGATTCCGGAACCAATGCCAACGGCGGTTACGTCACTGACCGTGGACCTGATGCATACCATACCCTTGACACTCTCGATTTAGAGATTGCATGTGCCCTTCTGCCTATGGACTTCAACCACTTCGAGATCCCGGGCAGCATTCTTCGTCGCGCTAAAGAAATCGTGACCAAAAAAGAAGAACCGTGGAAATCATGGAGCAGCATTCTGCGCAATCAACCCGGCGTTCTTGGCGTTAACCGCACAGCTATTTTTAACCTGATACGTATCGCGCCGGAAAATATTCATCTAACTCCTGTCGCTCACCTGGAGTTTGTTAACCGGACCATGACTGCTGCGTTTAATGCTGCTGTTGAGTTATTGCCATTGCATGAAGCTGAGCCCGCAACACAGGAAATTCCCCAACCTGAAAGTAAGGAGTCTCCACGCAAACCCTTCTGCACTCACGAAGAGAACCTGCAACGCGTACGTGAAGAAGAAGCACGCCGCCGCGCAGAGGAAGCGGCAGCACAACCGCAGAAAGTCGAACAAGAACTGGTTAAAAATGTCGGCAACGGAATATTCGACGTTACGGCTTTGCTGCAGAACTCAGCAACTCATGGCACGAAAAAGGCTACGGAGACCACCAGCAATGTGCAGGTTCAAGAAACTGTCAGTGATGAAAAACAAGCTGGTGATGAAGTACAGCCAGGCGAAAGCAGTCTGGAGTCTGGTGAAGAGTCAGATACCAGCCAGAAGGACGATGTAAACCAGAATACGGATTCTGTCGCCAAAAATAGCGATTCTGTAAGCCAAACCGAACCAGTTGCAGCACAAACCGAGCCAGAAGCGCAATCTGACGAACCAGCTGTTGTTTATCCCGCTTATTTCGAGCCAGGCCGCTATGAAGGGCTGCCAAACGAGGTTTACCACGCCGCCAACGGCATCAGCTCAACCCAGGTGAAAGATGCGCGCGTTTCGCTGATGTACTTCAATGCGCGCCACGTAGAGAAAACCATCGTCAAAGAGCGCTCAGCGGTGCTGGACATGGGCAACTTGGTGCATGCGCTGGCGTTGCAGCCTGAACTACTGGACGCAGAATTCAGCGTTGAACCGGTGATCCCTGAAGGCGCATTCACAACGGCCGCGACCCTGCGCGCCTTTATCGATGAGCACAATGCCAGCCTGCCGGCGCTGCTGTCTGCCGACGACATCAAGGTGTTACTGGAAGAGTACAACGCCACCCTGCCGCCGCAGGTTCCGCTTGGCGCTAACCTGGAAGAAACGGCACAGAACTATATGGCGCTGCCAGCTGACTTCCAGCGTATTGATGGTGACCAGAAGCAGACGGCGACGGCAATGAAGGCATGCATTAAAGAGTACAACGCCACCCTGCCGCCGCCGGTTAAAACCAGCGGCAGCCGTGACGCGCTACTGGAGCAGTTGGCAATCATCAACCCTGACCTTGTGGCTCAGGAAGCACAGAAACCGGCACCACTGAAAGTGTCCGGTACCAAAGCAGACATGATCCAGGCCGTGAAGGCAGTCAAACCAGATGCCGTATTTGCCGACGAACTGCTGGATGCCTGGCGCGATAACCCGGAAGGAAAAGTGCTGGTCACCCGCCAGCAGCTGAGCACCGCGCTGAATATTCAAAAAGCGCTTCTGGCACACCCGACCGCCGGCATGCTGCTGACCCACCCTAGCCGAGCCGTTGAGGTGAGCTACTTTGGTTTTGACGAGGAGACGGGCTTGGAAGTTCGTGTGCGCCCTGACCTTGAGATCGACCTGGATGGCGTGCGTATAGGTGCAGACCTGAAAACCATCAGCATGTGGAATGTTAAGCAGGAAAGCCTGCGCGCCAGGCTACACCGGGAAATTATTGAACGTGATTATCACCTGAGCGCGGCTATGTACTGCGAAACCGCAGCGCTGGATCAGTTCTTCTGGATTTTCGTCAACAAAGACGAGAACTACCACTGGATCGCCATCATCGAGGCATCCGCTGAACTACTGGAGCTGGGTATGCTCGAGTACCGCAAAGCGATGCGCAATATCGCAACCGGATTCGACACAGGTGAATGGCCAGCGCCAATCACTGCTGACTACACCGACGAACTGAACGACTTCGACCTGCGCCGCCTTGAAGCGCTGCGTACTCAGGCATAAGGGGAATGATGATGGAAAACACGAATATCGTAACCGCTGAACAGCAGACTCCAAACACGATCTCAGCCAGCAATGCCATTTTCAACGTGCAGGCTTTAACCCAGCTTCAGTCTGTCGCCGGGTTGATGGCACAGGCAGCCGTAACGGTGCCTGAGCACCTCCGCGGCAATCCGGCAGACTGCATGGCCATCATCATGCAGGCGATGCAGTGGGGTATGAACCCTTACGCCGTGGCGCAAAAGACGCACCTGGTTAACGGTGTCCTGGGATACGAAGCGCAACTGGTTAATGCGGTGATCTCCAGCTCAAACGCCATCGTTGGCCGCTTTCACTATGAGTACGAGGGCGACTGGTCGAAATGTGCCAGCAGCCGCGAGATAACCGTTAAAAAGCCTGCGAAAGGTGGCGGGACGTACGACAAGAAAGAAATGGTACGCGGTTGGGAAAGTGCTGATGAACAAGGACTGTCGGTACGGGTAGGTGCCGTTATTCGCGGTGAAAGTGATATCACCTGGGGAGAGCCTGTTTTCCTCTCCAGCGTAATCACACGTAATTCTCCACTTTGGGTATCAAACCCGAAACAGCAGATCGCTTATCTGGCACTCAAATACTGGGCGCGCCTATATTGCCCTGCAGTTGTTCTTGGTGTGTACACCCCTGATGAGATTGAACAGCGCACAGAAAAAGAGATCAACCCAACGCCGCAACGCGTTAGCCTGGCTGATATCTCAGGTGACACCGTCACAACCACGCAAAGCGCACAGGAATCGTCGGTAAATGTCGACTCTCTTGCCGATGATTTCCGCGAACGCATCGAATCTGCTCAGGACGTGGATAGCGCCAAATCGCTGCGTGCCGACATTGAAACGGCGAAAGCTACGCTGGGATCCGCACTATTCACCGAGCTGAAAAACAAAGCCGTAAAGCGTTATTACCTAGTGGATGCACGCAACAAGGTTGAGGAGGCTATTAAATCCCTGCCCCAGCCCGACGAGCCGCATGCAGCCGAACGGTTCGCTGAAGCCGAGCGCATGCTTGCATCTTCAAAGCGTCACTTAGGCGATGAACTGCACGATCAATTCAGCATCACCCTGGCGGATATGAAACCGTAATACGTGGCCTGACGAGACCGGGAGGGGTAACCCTCCCTCAAGGAGATTATATGCGACTGATCAATCGAGGAAGTAAGCAATCACCTTTAGCTCGCCAAGCATGCGACATCGCGCTGGCAGCTCACTTGCAAACATATGGCGACTATGGGCGAAGCAAGATGAAAGAGACTTATACGGTGAAGGTTGAAGGCGTGAAAGTCTGGGTGGAGGTGGTGAACCGAAAGGCGAGCTACGTGGCCACAGCGATGACCGGCATGCGCCGTCTCCGCTCCCTGCCCGGGCAGGTTGGTTGAAAAAGATTTTGAATGGCCCGAACGGGCAACTGGAGAGAGCTATGGATGATATTTTGGTAACGTCAGACCTGACCAGTCGCTACAAAATTTCACGCAAAACCCTTTGGTCATGGCAAAGTGCAGACACAATGCCTCGGGGCTTCGTATGCCCGTTCCCACCCCCTGACTGGCCCGGCAACCCTAACCGCTGGCGCTCTGAGTCAATCAAAGAGTGGGAGGATAAAAAGAAGATAAATTAACTGAAGGGCTCTCCGATGATCTCTTCAAGATGGCTCTGCCAAACGCGGAGCCAGTGTTTCTGATCATCGATATAGTCATGAAGGTTGTAATGCGCCATAACCCCCACCATCTGATGCCCGAGCAGCTTTTCAATTACGTGCGGCGGGCAACCTAACTCAGAGAGATTTGTGGCTATCGTCCGCCTCATATCATGAAGCGACCACTCTGCCATACCTGTTCCATTCCAAATAGAACGGGCGTAATTGGATGCCACAGGTGAATGAACGGGCGAATCTTTGATCCCGCCATCAATTTTACGTTGTGAAGTCACCAGGTGATTGGTGTTTATTTTCTTGAGGTGATTTCTGACCAGGTTAACGGCGGCGTCTGAGAGTCCCCTTCTAATATGTACCCGAGTTTTATAACTGCCCGCAGGCACGACCCACTCATTATCATCCAATCGAAACCATGATCTCTCACTAAGTCGAATCTCAGCCGTACGGCATCCGGTAAGCATAATAAATTTCACCAGGAAAACGGACTCTATCGACATATGGCTTTTCAACCACTGATAGATTTTGCGCAGATCGTCATCGTCCATCCTGCGAGTTCTCTTTTTAGGCTTTTGCCCGACATCAGATGGCAGTAATCCCTCGAGTGGGTTTGAGGCGATCACACTTCTGTTAACGCAGAACCTAAACGCCCGTTTGCACAGCGAAAGCATGTAATGAGCCATCACCCTGCTTTCTATAGAATCGAAGACGTTGATCCAGTGCATTTTCGCTGTGTTATCGACTTTGACATTCTTCATCGGTTCGGCGATATGTTTCTCAAACACCTGGCGATAGTAATCGACTTTAACTAGCCCGTTAGCGATACAGTGCCTTTCAATCCAGTAATTGAACGCTTCGGCAACGGACATCGCTTCCTGTCGGGTCTGCTTATCCAGCTTCACCTGCTCTCGCGGATCCAGTCCCTCAGTTAACCAGTTTCTGAATTGTTGGCGACGCTCTCTTGCCTGGGTGATACTCATTGCAGGATAATCACCAACATTGAGTTTTACCGCTTTACCGGCCCAGCGATACCGATAGAAAAATGATATTTTTCCGGCCTGGCTGATTCTGGCGTTGAGCCCGTGCGAATCAGAAATAATCTCGATATCATCTCTTTTCTTGCCGAGCGCCTTCCTGAGCTTTGTGTCGGTGATCAT